ACATCATGCCGGCCAAGAAACTCGCCAAGGCAGTCACAGGGCCCAAGCTCAAGACAAAGCCCTGGAGCGCTGCGCGCAAGCTGAAATTCGCCCGCCTGCTGTTCGAGGGCAACATGACCCAGCGCGAGGCGTTCATCGCCGCGCTACCGCAGGCCAAGAACTGGACCAAGGATTCGCAGAACAGCAACGCCTCGACCGCGGCCAAGCGCCCGGAGATCGTTGAACTGGTGGCAAAGATGCGCGCCGAGACCCTGGCCAAGGTGGTCGACGCCGGCGCCATCAGCCTCGAGCAGCACCTGACGGCACTGGCCGACCTGCGCGATCGGGCCGCGAAAGCCGGCGATTGGAGCTCGGCCGTGCGTGCCGAGGAGGATTGCGGCAAGGTCGGCGGCCTTTACATCGAGAGGAAGCAGGTTGACAGTCGCACGCTTGTTACCGTCGTCGCTCGAGCAGTATCCGAGATTGATGCGCTCATGGAGAGAGCGCTTCTCGCCGGAGGAGCTGAGGACGGTGTATCGGGAGATGGGGCGTCGGGATCTCTACTTCCTGCTGCGCTACCTGCTGAACCGTCCCGACACTGAGCATCCCTGGCTGTTCGACCGCTGCCGGGAGGTGCAGGCTTCGCCGGATGGCCACCTGGACCTGTGGGCCCGGGGGCATTACAAGTCGACCATCATCACTTTCGCGTTGACGATTCAGGACATCCTGAACGACCCCGAGGTGACGTTCGGGTTTTTCAGTCACACGCGGCCGATCGCCAAGTCGTTCCTGCGCCAGATCAAGGGCGAATTCGAGCAGAACACGGCCCTGAAGGCGCTGTACGACGATGTGCTGTGGGAAAACCCCAGCAAGGAAGCGCCGAAGTGGTCCGAGGATGACGGCATTGTCGTCAAGCGCAAGGGCAACCCGAAGGAATCCACCATCGAGGCCTGGGGCCTGGTGGACGGCCAGCCGACCGGGCGGCACTTCAAGAAAAAGCTCTACGACGACGTGGTGACGGTCGAATCGGTCGGAACGGCCGAAATGATCCAGAAAACCACCGAGCGCTGGGGCATGTCGATGAACCTGGGCTCGACGGTGTGCGTGGACCGGTATGCGGCCACCCGGTACCACAAGAACGACACCTACCGGCACATGATCGACATCGGTGCGGTGAAGCCGCGCATCTACGCGGCCACCGACAACGGCCGCGAGGATGGCAACCCGGTATTCCTGTCGCGTGACCAGCTCGCGAAGAAGCGCCGCGACATGGGGCCCTACATTTTCGGAGCGCAGATGCTGCAAAACCCGACCGCGGACGCCAAACAGGGCTTCCAGGAGGAATGGCTGCATTACTGGCCGGCGGATCGGTGGAGCGGGTTGAACGTGTACCTGATCGTGGATCCGGCGAACGCGAAGAAGACCGCGCGCAACCACAACCCGGATTACACGGCCTTCGAGGTGGTGGGCCTGGGCGCCGACAACAAGTACCGGACTATCTGGCATGCCCGGATGCGCCTGAACCTGAAAGAGCGCACTGACTGGCTGTTCAAGCTGCACCGCAAGTTCCGGCCCATCAAGGTGGGCTACGAGCAGACCGGCAAGGACAGCGACATCCAGCACATCAAGTACGTGCAGGAGCGCGACCACTACGAGTTCGACATCGTGGCGCTGGCGCCGGGCGGCCACAAACTGGACATGATCAAGAAGCTGGTGCCGATCTTCGAGGCCGGGCGCTGGCTGTTGCCGCAGTCCTGCTTGGTGACCAACGACGAGGGGTTGCCCGAGGACATGACGCACACCTTCGTGAACTTCGAGTATCACGATTTCCCGGTAGCCAGCCACGACGATATGTGGGACTCGAAGCGGCATGTCCTGGCGCCCGAGCTGGGCGCGGAGTTCCCGATGATCCCGGTGCAGGACGAGCGGCCGGAATGGCTGAAGCGGTTGAAGATCGGCAGGCCGGACGGCTCGGCCATGAGCGCGTAAGGATCCCATGGCGAAGGTCTACATCACCGAGTATGTCGCCATGGGGCAGGAATGGGCTGGCAGCCGGCCGATCGCGGCGGTGCAGGAGCCGGCCAACGTCGACCAGGCGCCCATCACCCTGTCGGCAACCTCGCAACAGTCGGAACCCTTCGCCGGCAATAGCCGGTTGGTGCGCGTGCACACCGATGGCGTGTGCTCGTTCTCGTTTGGCGAGGATCCGACGGCGACGACCAGCAATCGGCGCATGGGCGCAGGGCAGACGGAATATTTTGGCGTGGTGCCAGGGCATCGCATCGCCGTGATTGAAAACACGTAAGGATCCCGGTATGTCAATTGGAAATGTCGTGCCAGGCGTCAGTGAAGGCGCCATCGAATCGCTGCTGGCGATGCTGGCCAGCCCGGACGCGGCGCAAGCCCGGCTGCAGGAACTGGTGCAGGCCACCGAGGCGCAGAAAGCGGCCGAAGCCGAAGCAATGAAGGCGATCGAGGCCGCGCGCAAGGAATGCGATGCCGCCGCCGAAGTCACGGCCGCTGCCAAAAAGCTCCATGACGATGCCAAGCGGGCCTACGATCGCACGAAAGAGGTGGAGGCCGAGAACGCGGCCAATCGGCAGGCGCTTGCGGCCGAATCGGCGCAACTGGCCGAGGAACGCGCGACGCTCGAAACCAACATCGCAGCGCGCGAATTTGCGCTTGCAAGTGCATCAACGCACCTGGAAGAAGCCAAGGCCGCGTTCTCGAAGAGCCGGGCCGCTGTCAAGGCTTCGCTGGCAGAACGAAGCGCCCACCTTGACGCCATGCAGGCCGAATACGCGGCCAAAACTGCCCAACTTGACCAGCGACTGGCCGCCATCCGCGCGGCAGCAGGAGGTTAACCATGCCGAAATCCACCGCAGCGTGCAACGCCATCCTGGCGCTGATCTACAACGCCACCGCATGGGCCAATGTCGCCGACAACGCGGCATCGTCGCCGCTGACCAACATCGCTATGGCACTGGCTACCGCCAGCTATTCCGCATCCAGCACACTGGCCAGCAACGAGGCCACCTACACCAACTATGGGCGCGTCAATGTGGCGCGCACAACCAGTGGCTGGTCCGCGCCATCCGCAGGCGCCACGGAGAACGTGGCCGCCGTGGAGTTTGCGCAATGCGGCGTAACCGGCAACACCCTCACCAGCGCAGCCGCCGGCAAGACCGGCGGGGGATCGGCCGAAATCTTTCACTACGGCGACTTGAACGCCTCGATCGCGGTGTCGAATCAGATCCAGCCGCGCTTTCCGGCCGGCGCCGTCACGATCACGGAAACCTGACATGCGCGTTGCACTGATGGCCGAAGGGCGTGAGGTGGCATCGGCAGAATTGCCGGGCGAATTTCCTTGTGTCGTAACGTTCCCGGAAGTGACCAGTGAGGCCGGGATCTGGTGCACCCATGTCTGCACCGAAGAGCATGGCATCGTGCCACTGGATGAGCCGCGCTTTCTGCCGCCGCTTGCCCAGGCAAGGGTGGCGATTCGATGAAGATGCTGAACAACTTCCCGCCGCTGTACCAGTGCAGCGTTTGCGAGTTGCCGGTGAAGGTCACGCCGCAAGGCGAGGGCATCGAGCCGCTGAAAGAGTTCTCCTGCCCGCACACCGACGCCCCGATCTGGGCCAACCGCAAGGTCACGCTGTACGGCAAAGGCCGGCTGGAAGCCATGAGCTCGGCGCGGCGCGGCGTCATCCGCATCAAGCTCACCCTGCGGCAACTGCTGTCTGCACTCACCGGCCGGAGCATTTGAGCGCATGCTCACCCATGCCAAGCTGTTCGCGGCAGCCGACGAAGGGCGCACGCTCTCGCGGCCCTGGATCAAGAACCCCTCGGTCGTCACCACGGCCGGCATTGCCGTAGACCTGTCGTTTTTCGGCCGCTACCCGGCCGCGCAGTACTTCACCGACGGTTCCCCCCTGGCCGCGCGCGCCCTGCGGCGCAGCACCGATGGCGGCCTCGATCACGGCGAAGACAAGGGCGCGGCCTACCGCAAGTACTTGTCCGGCGTCACCGTCCTGTCGGTCTCGGCCGGCGCCGTGCCGCTTCCGATGAAGATCATGGACTACCTGCTGTACTACCCATTAATCCCGATGGAAGACATTCAGGTGATGGACAACACGATCACGCTGCCGCGATCGACCAGCGGGCGCGGCGTGCAGATCATGCTGGTCGAGCAATTCCCGTATATCGGCGGCGGCACGCTGCGGGTCACGTACACCAACTCCGATGGCGTGGCGGGCCGGGTCACGCCGATCGTCACCACCAACACGCAGACCGTGCTGGGCACGGTAGCTACGTCAGCCAGCGCGACAGCGGGCTGCCCGGGCCTGTTCGTGCCGTTGCAGCATGGTGATGGCGGCGTGCTCGCGATCGAGCAAATCGAATTCCTGACGGCGGATGCGGGCAACCTGGCCGCAGTACTCGTCAAGCCGCTGGCGCCGTTTGCGAACTATGAGATCACCAACCCGTCCGAGTGGGATATGTGGCGCCACCTGGGCATGCTTGAAGTGATCGAGGACGACGCCTACTTGTCGATGGTCTGCCAGCCCAGCGGCTCGCTGAACGGCGTGACCATCGAAGGGCAACTACGCACCCTCTGGGTGGAGGCATAGCATGGGCGGATTCACCGGGCTGGACAACAGGCTTAACTCCATGTCGGCGCTGGGCAAGCGCTTCCAGGTGCTCATGTCCAAGCAATTCAACCCCACGGCCGCGGCGGTCGCCAACGAGTGGCACAGCTACGCGCGCGGCGGCGGCAGCCCGTCGGCCGATGCGATTTTCGACGCCGGCACCAACCTGCTGTTCCAGTCGCTCACCGACCAGACCGCCAACGCCGGCAGCCTGTACCACGGCGGCGACGTCGGCGCGGCCGGCGACGATTACAAGGTGCTCGAGACCTGCATGGCGCAGACGGCGGCGGCCACGGTGGTCCCGCACTGGGTGCAACTGATCGACATCCTGGGCTTCTTCCGCGTCACCACGGTCACGACCACCACCGCGCAAAACGTCATCTGGCCGTACAACGACGGCACCGCGACGGGTGGCGGCGAGACCACCACGTTCAGCAGTTCGTCGGGCCTGCTCGGCACCTACACCAACGACATTCAGAACTTGAGCAAGGTGCGCTTCCGCAACAGCGGCGGCGCGCTGCCCACCGGCCTGGTGGCTGGCACGGACTACTACACCATCCGCGTATCGGCCACCACCAGCCGCTTCGCCACCAGCCGCGCCAACGCCATCGCCGGCACCGCGATTGCGTTCACCGACGCCGGCAGCGGCACCAACGTGATCGACGTGCGCCTGCCGCGCTATTCCGATGGCGTGGGCGTGCAGGCCATGTTCTTCAACCCGCAGGCCACGGCGCTGGGCGCCGGCACGCCGCAATTGACGCTCGGCTACCAGAACGGCGCCGGCACCACCGGCCGCGCCACGCCCACCAGCCCGAGCGCGCCCATCGGCAAGACGGCCGCCACCGCCTCGCACATCCTGTACACCGGCGCCACCGGTGCGGGCAAGTTCGGCCCGGCCATCCCGCTGCAAGGCGCCGACAGCGGCATCCGCGCCATTCAGACGGTGCGCAACAACGCCACCTACACGTCCGGCATGTACTGCGTGGCGCTGTTCAAGCCCCTGGGCGAGCCGATCCCGCTGCAGGTGCTGGGCCAGGCAGTGCCGTGGCGCTTTGATGGCGGCGTGCGCGTCTACGACGGCGCGGCCATCTACGCCATCGGCAAGAGCGGCGTCGCCACCCCGGCCAACTCGCTGATCGAGCTAAACCTCAACTTCGGCTGGACCTGATCCATGCTGATGGCCAACTGCTTCGCCATCTACAACGGCAATATGGTGGAGGGCAGCGCGCATGCTTTGCTGCCGGGCAATTGGGACAGCTATCGCCAGTGGGAAAAGTTCATCATGCCGGACGGTGCAGCGGCGGTGCTGCAAACCGCAGCCGACCCGCCCGGGCACTACCTGACCGGTGTCTACAGCCCGCCGATCATCGTCGGCGAAATGTCCATGCGCACCGACGGCGCCGGCGATCTGACCGGCGATCTGTACCCGAGCCGGAACATGAGCATTGACTTGACTGGCGCCGGCACCCTGAGCGCCGACGCCGCCCTGGCCATCGCCATGCTGTGCGCCATGACCGGATCGGGCGACCTGGCCGCCGCCATCGAAGGCCGGCTCAACATGAGCATCGACATGGAAGGCGCCGGCGATCTGGCGGCCGACCTGTCCGGGCTGGGCAACATGGCCATTGCGCTGTCCGGCTCGGGCGATCTGGAAGCCACCATCGCCGCCTACGGAAACATGGCGATCGACATTGTGGTTACGGGCACCGGGTTGACCACGGCCAACGTCGGCGAGGCGGTGTGGACGTATTTGATCGAAGCCGGTTTTAGCGCTGAACAAATCATGCGCATGCGCGCTGCGGTCGATCTTGGAAACGCCACAGGGCTTGAATCCGGCAATCCAAGTTTTACCGGGCTGGACGGGACCACTGAGCGCGTTGCTGGCACCTATAGCGGCGGCACGCGAACGATCACCACGCGCAACGGAGACTAGGCCATGTTTGGGCAATACAACGGCATTTCGTTCGGCCAGTGGTGGGGCGATAGCGAGGGCGGTGGACCTGCCGCGCAGACAACGCCAGCGCGCGGCCCGTACATGGTCACGGTCGGCCGGTTCATGAACTAACGAGGATTGACATATGGGCATCGCACAGCAATTGCGCATTTGGGGCAAGGCCACCGACCGGATCCTGCAGAAGCTCCTGCCGCCGGAACCGGGCATGGAGGAATTGGCGGCCGCGGTGGGCTATGTCGAGAACGCCGGCAGCCCATACAACAGCGTAACGCCTGATTTCATTGGCCAAAAGCTGTTCGATACGACCAACAGCGTGTGGTATCAGGCCTACGGGATCACATCCACGACCTGGCGGCCGGCGATGCAGGGCGCCCTCGACGACTCCGGCAACATCGTCGGGTTGGCGGGAGCTGACGGCGCAATCTCTCTTGTCAAGCCTGCCAACTTGGTTGGCTGTTTGGGTGACTCAATCACCTCGCAGAACAACAACGGCAGCGCCACCACAAACACCCTTGTTCCAACGATTGTGAGCGGCGGGACCGGGTATGCTGTGAACGATGGGATTCTTCTGCCATCGGGTGTGATTGTTTATGTATCGTCGGTTTCCTCGGGCGTGGTTACAGCGGTGATTCTGACCAATGCCGGGACCGCGCCATTTACCGCGCAAGCATCGGCAGCGCAAGTGGCGACAACCGGAAGCGGAACAGGATTTACATGTTCGTTGGCCGCAAAAGGTACGGGGGGGCTGCGTTACCAACTGGCGCAGGGCTATGCGGCATGGGCGCAGGCATACAGCGCGGGGAGAACCCTGTTCCCGCTGTCACTCAATTGGGGGTTTCCAGGACAAGGGACAACCGAACTGTTGACCATGCTGCCGTATTTCATGGCGGCGATGGAATCAGCGGGGGCGAAAACGGTTGTGGTGCCGATTGGCACTAATGACGTGGTGGCAAAGGCGCGGAGTTACGCCACGACGATTGCAAACCTTGAGAGCATCTACGCTCAATTGGTTGGTGCGGGGCATCGGGTCATCGTGGTGCCAATCCTGCCGCGTGCCTACGACGGATCGGGCGATACGGGACTAAGCACATCCAATGTGCGCGCCATCCTGAGAATTAACCAATGGATCAGGCGCTACTGCCGCGACAACATCGGCATGTATTTGGCAGATCCCACGTTGAACTGGGTGGACCTGACCAGCGCAACCGGATACCCGATACCTGCCACCGTCAAATCATCGGCCAGTTACACGAACAACAGCAATTCGTGGACGTATGACGGCCTGCACCCAACGCCAGCAGGCGCGCAATGGGTAGGCAAGGCAATCTCTACGCACCTGATTGATCTCTATCCGGTGGCCGATACGCGCCTGCAATCGACGGCGGACCTGTATGACGCCACCGACAACCCTACCGGCAATTTGCTGGCGAATGGGTTGTTCAACACCGCATCGGGCGGAACGGCGGGCACAGGCGCATCGGGTACGGTGGTTGGATCGTTCACCGTCAATCGGTATGTCGGCTCCAATGGAACTGTAGTTGCCAGTGTTACAACCGAGAACAACGACAACGGCACCACGTACAACGCGCAAACTCTGGCGCTTGATACAACCGTCAGCGGCACCACTGAAACGTGGCGCATGTTTCAGCAGATTTTCAGCAACTACGCCGAAGGTGATGAAGTCTATGGCGAGTGCGAAATAACGGTTACGTCACCGCCTTCTGCTGCCGTAGCGGTGTTGACGCTGCAAGTTGATGATGGCATCACGACTGCGAAGGTGATGAGCGAGACAACCGATCAGGTGTTTTCTGCGGTGGGGTGGAGCGGCGTTTTGCGCACACCTTCATTCAAGGTCGGGCCAGCAGCAGCGGCGCTGACATGGCGGGTAAATATGGGAATGATCGGCGCAAGCAAGACGATGACGGTCAAGATTGCCCGATGCGCGCTGCGTAAGGTTTAACCGCGCAGGCCGGATGCCTGACAACAAGGCCCGCTCTAGCGGGCCTTTTTCATTCCAGAGGACCATGAACCCCACCCCGCTGATCCACCCCGACAACGCGCAGACCATGGTGCTCATGGCCGATCGCGTTCAGCGCACGCAGAACAGCATGCGCGACTGGGCG